TCCAATGTTGTTGCAGTCTCAGCAGCCTTGATGACGCGCCAGTCGCATTCGGCCAGCTTGGTGTCGCGTGTTGTGCGCACAGACTTAGCCTGCTCTGCATCTTTAGTGGCTTTATATGCAGCCTCATTTTCGGCAGCAGTCTTGGCTGGCTCTGTCTCAGTGGCAGCTGTATCGGTAAACACTGGTCCAAGGATGTGCTTTGTGTACCACTTACCATCAATCTGCTCAACACCAGAGGCTTGAGAGTATTGGTAAACAGTACCACCAGTGGCTTGTGGGCCTTCAAAGACTACATCAGCACCCAAAGCCTCTAAGACTTCAGTTGTTGTTGTTTCCCATGATGCACCACCATTGGCTTTTTGATATGCACGAAATTCACTTTCGTACATTACCTGTCCAGTTTCTCTGATTCTTACTTGCATGATGTTCCTTTATGCGATTGCTAAATTTTCACCATAACTAAACCCAAACTTATTGTGTCTAGCTCTCCATTCAACAGTAGACTTTTTCATATCTAATGCTTTTGCCGCTTCTTTTGCGGTTTGAAAAAAACCTTCTGGTGTTGTTACACCGATTGCTTTGTAGTGATTTGCACCACTAGTCTTTGCACTCATCTTAGCTTTAACCTCTGGTCTATGCATTGGGTTTTTATCGCCAACAGACCAAGGATGTGACTTTCCAGAATTTGCTACAGAAATCTTATTTCTAACTTCTTGTGTAACTGGTTTTCCAAGATTTCCTGCTCTTACATTTTCACGACCAGTACCAATAAATACATTGCCAACCTCATAAGAGCCTAAATCACCAACTCTACACATACAAAACTTGTCTGCACCACGGCCTCGTTGCTCTAATTTTCCAGAGTCGTTCCAAATTTTTAGCCATTCCTCATAAGTCAACAAAAATGGAATACCTCTATCGGTTGCGTTTCTTTGTTGCATTTTGTATTTTCCAATCAATGTTGACCGATTTCTTTGAGCATTTGCATTTCTTGTTGGTTTTAAACATTCCCTACAAACCTTTCGGTACAACCCATTGTCCTTTCTAAATTCAAACGCTAACAACTCTTTTTCAATTCCACATTTTTTACAAGTCTGCATGGCAACTCCTTTGTTAAGTTATTGCCAATTATACCATAGTCTACGCCACCGCAAAAAAGATGAATGTGCCACCACTTGCATTGATGGCGGCTGGCGCAGTTGAACTAATCTCAAACCCTGCGCTATAAGTGTCGATGTAGTCTGTGTTTGTTACTTCAGCGGCTGTGCTATTTAATAGCAAGTAAGGGTCATTACCACTTACTATTCCTCGTGCTGTATCCCACACATACCAATCACCAGTTGAATCTGTGCGCTTGATAAGCACAAACCTTGCCCCTGCTGTAAAACCACAATCAATTTGTTTTGTAGTAGCTGTGCCTGTGTATGAGCCTACTTTGGAAACACCTGCACAAGTAGCAAAGAGGTAGGCAATAGCAGTTTCGCCATTTTGGTTAATATTTGTTGACCCACCTAAAGAGAATACTGTGCTTGTAGGCGCTGTTGAGTTCCACAAAACACTAGAAGTATTTACTGCGGCTGTGTCATTTAAAAACAAATAAGCATCAGCATTTGCAAGTGGGGAAGCATAAACAGCCCAGTTACTTGTGCCACCTACGCTACGTTTTTTTACAACCATCAACTCAGGTGCAACACCTAAATTGTGTGTAATGTTTTGAGTTGCGCCATTTCCTGTATAGCAAACCTCATCAAAATAACCGGGAGCACGTCTAAACATCCAATAAATGTCAGGCTCACTTGCGTTAGTCATTCCATCTTTAAATTGCGTGTTGGAATCTAATCTTGATACAGACGGGCCGTATGTTGAATTGTTATCCGCTTCAGAATTGGTGCTTGTTGTTAGCAATAAATTTGTAGCGCCACGCAATCGGTCACTTGTAATAAAGTTAACACCCCACCCATTACGTTGACCAAACCAAGCTGAATCAACAGGGAAACCCGCTGTTACAGGAAATGGTTGTGAACCAGTATTGGTTTGAGCAACAGGACTAAACACACTAGTCCCACTCGTAGGCACTTTCATCGGGCCTCTGCGAATGGCTATGTAGATGTAGGTATTACCAGAAGCGTTATATCTTGTTGAGGCATCTTCACAAGCAAAGCCCGTAGCTGTTGCCCTGAAATAAGCACTTACATTTTCTGCGCTAGATGCGTTAGCAAATAATTGTGCATCACCATCAGTTCCTGTAACAAGCCCTCGCATATTGTCAAACATACCCCATTCTTGACCGCTAGAAGTAGTGTTTTTAACTAGCAACCATTGAGGTTCAAATCCAAGCGTAACATCATTAGGAGTAGAACCTGTTCCCGAATAAGACCCACACGAAATCACATTGTCTGTACCAGTTAGGCCAAAGCCTCCTGCGTCATGGGCGAATAGGTAGGCGACATAAGTGCCACCAGAAGCGTTTACATTATTGTTTCCACCAATGGAAATTGTTGAAGAATTCATGTCTGGTGTACCACCACCAGCCCCCCACAACCCTGTGCCAATAGTTGAATATGAATCAGTAGCATTCAAAATTGCTGCGTTGTTGTTGTTTTGAGACCCAGACCTGTGCCAAACAATCCAATCATTTGCAGAATCTGTACGCTTAACAATAACGCATCCCGGTGCAGAGCCTAAGTTATGGGCAACAGTTCTTGCAGTCCCATTCCCCGTATAAGTCACAACATCAAAGAACTTTGGTGCTTTTGCCCAAGTCCAAGATACGGCTGCTGCGCCATTTGTAATATTCCCGTAATCGTTATTACCTAACGTAAAGCCGTTTGAATTAAATGCAGTTAGTGTGTTTGCAGTTGATTGTTGGTCAATAGCGTTGTTTGATAAAAGAAGTTTGTTTACACCACGGGCTGTGTCATATAAATAATTATCATAAGCATTGGTGCGGTTTTTTGTCCAAACTAACCCACCTTTACCAGCTAAATCAATACCATTATTTATTGTTTGTGTTGAAGCATTACCCGTAAACAAAAATGTAGAAAAATAATCTTCTATATATTTTGGTACAGCAGCAACTCCGCCCCCAAATGCGTCATAGCTTGCTGCTCCACTTGTCGATTGTAAAGGCATTGTTATTCCTTGCTCTTGCAGTTATTCATGTGCCACTTAGCTAAGTTACCGCCACTTGCCGTTATTCCGCAATGTGGGCATTGTTCCTTACGCTTTGGCTTACGCATATTGATTGTTGTTGATTTCTTTACGCCAGTTGTTCCAGCAATGATTGCCGCTTTACGTTCATCAGAACAAGGCACACCATAATAAAAATGCTTGTCACCTTTTAACGCTTCACTAAGACGTTTCTTATCTGCTTCATTTTTAGGGCGACCTAACTTGCTACGAGTTTCTTGACTAACAACATATCCCGCACGACCATCACCACCATCAGTTGCGTTTGTTAAGTCAATACCAAACTCACGCATTTCAGCAATCAAGAAACATTCAAGTTCTTTAGCTTGCTCATGGCTTACATTTTCCTCAACCTTACGCACAACAATGTCTAAACCAAGGTTTTGAATCTTACGAATCTTGTTCAGCTTATATGTTGGCTTGTCAGAATTCTTAGCTTCCCAAGCATGAAAATAACAACGTCTACCCACACCCTTACCAACGTAAAAAGGCATCCCATTTCTAGGGTCAGTCAGCGTGTAAACGTAAGCGGTGTTCATTAGGCTTTGAACTGTGTATTAGATGCGAGGACAGTAAAGGTTGCACTCCCCGTTTTGACCAATAAATAACGATAACTGTCTATTCCACTAGCATTACCCGCAGTAGGCGCACCACCTAACCACCTTGTCGTAACACCAGATGTAGTGCCATCCACTTGCACAGCAGAGTTATAGTAAGCAGTAGAGCCTTGAGTAACCAAGAAAGCTACAGTCATTGATTGACCTGTACTCATCAGAGTGTTTAGTGACGTACCGCTAGAGCCACGAAAGTTTACTGTCCAGTTAGCACTTGCGTTACTTGTGTAATACAGGACAGACTGAGTGGTAATGTCGTAGTTGATC